CCAATAGCAACTCCATGTGAAGTGATAGTTATAGTCACAGTTGTAGAGCTTTGTGAATATGTGCCTGTTTTTGTGAAACCTTCTGCTGGTGGAGTAAATGTAAAACTTGCTTGATCGTTAACTCTACTTCTTAAAAAAGCCTCTATAGTGTCCGCATCAGTTTCAGACACGTTGAAAGTCAGATCATATACTTTAGGGTCTTGAGATAATGGAAGTCCATATAAAGCCCTAAATTCATAACCATCACCTAGCGAAGAAACCCTCACTTTGGGTTTGCTTGTTTTTCTCATCCCATAGGTAGGAGTTATTGATGGGAATGTAGCCATTATCTATTTAATAAACCTCCCGCCCTTTGTTCATCAATTATAGTTGCTTGCACAACACTGGCAATAAGACCTCCAAGCTGATCCGCTTCAGAACCATTACCTTGAACAGAAGTACCAGAGGCATCAACATTTACAGTAATCATATTATTAGTTGTACCGCCTCCACCGATTGCATTGTTTGGAATAATAGTGCCACCTCTTGAACCCATTTGCAAAAGCTCTGGGCCTCTTTCACCAACTAAATATGCACCGCCAGCAGATACAGGGCCACCATTTGCTCTTTTACCGACAAAAAGATTACCCAAAAATCCACCAATTCTCTCTCCTATTCCAGAAACAGCCCTTTGTATAGCTACCTCAATAATTTTTCTTTTGAGGTCATTCAAGACACTGATCGCAGCTTCAGCTAAAGTTTTTGTTCCCACCACAGCATCTGTAAGATTAGAAACTATACCCTCTTCAATACTTTTTCCAATTTGCATATATTTTTCTCTTAATTTATCTGCTTGTTCTTTTAGTTTTTTGTCTTTATTAATAGCCTCTTGTTTTAATTTATTTGTTTTTTCAAGTTCTGCATTTTCTTGAATAACAGTATCTAATCTTTTTTTGATAGGTATCATTTGCTCTCGCAATAAAGCAAGTCTTCTTTCTGCTGCTGCAATAGTTCTTTTATCATTAGACCTATTTATGATGGCAATTTCTTTTGCCATTTTTATTCCAAGATCAGCCTCTAGTGCTTCAAGCTGTGCTTTTTCACCGTTTTCTATTGCTTCAGTTACTTTATTTTGTTCTTCTCTTTGTTTAATTAATTGTGTAACTATAGCTCCGATTCCTGTTGCAACAGCAACAAATGGAATTGCATTAAGAGCTATTGTAAGAACTCCACCTGCGGCTGCAACTTTTATTAAGCCTGCTGCTACTATTGGTGAAAGTACAGTAACACCTTTTGCTGCCAAAGCAATAGCAGTAAATATGGCCGCAGTTTTAGCTATTGGAGAATTTGCAAAATTAGTAGCTGCAATGGTTAGTTCTGTCAAACCTTTGATTACTGGAAGAACTGCTGGTTGCAATAAATCACCAAATGCTCTTGATAAATTTTCTGTTTCATTAGAAAGATTTTTAAACACTTGTGTCGGATCGTTTTCAATTAAAGCTCTTAATGAAGCTCCACCATCAGACTCAATTTTTCGTAATGCTCTTAAAACAACCTCACTTGTCAATTTACCTTCGGCAGCAAATTTTTTAAGTTGTCCAACATTTACGTCTAATTCATCTGCTATGGGTGCAAGCAATGTTGGTATTTGTTCAGATATACTTCTAAATTCATCACCAGCAAGCCTTCCTGATCCAAGAGCCTGTGCTAACTGTCTAAAAGCATTTGAAGCTTCTATAGTTGATGCACCAGCTAATTTGGCAGCAGTATTAAATCCAAAGAAAGTACTTTTAATATCTTCAACTCCAACATTTAAAGGAGCTAATCTAGCTGTTATATCTGTAATTCCTTCAAGAGCTTCAGTTGCACTTAATCCAAATGCTTTCTGAGCATCAGCAGCTATTTCTTGTGATCTAGCAAAAGTCCCAGATGCTTTTGTCAAAAGTCCTAATCTGACATTAAGTTTTTCAAAATTAGTTGATGTTCTTATTGCATTTCTAGCTAAGACAGTAAGACCTATTCCACCAAGTGCAGTCCTAAGACCACCAAAAGCAGACTGTAATTTATTTGTTTGAGCCTGTACTCCATTTAACGCCCTAGTGGCA